AAAATTGCCAGTGGTAAGATCGATACGACCATAAGTATAACCAGAACCTCCATTTGAAATGGTTACAGAATCAACTTTTGATTGATTATCAACTACAATTGTTGCTTCACCACCAGTTCCATCACCAACTATATCACAAGTATAAATTTGGTTTGGTGATCCTACATCAACTCCTCTTGTTTTAATAGTAGCAATCTTTAATTGCCCACTATTTGCAGAATTTAATCTAACAGATTGGTATTCATCTGCAGTTGACCAATCCGTTGGAATTGTAATATAATTTAAAGTATCAAATTTTATAATATCATTTGGATTAATAGTAAACAAATATTTCCAAATATATCCATCACCACTTGTACCAGCACTTCTTGGTTCTAAATCAATAAAAGTTGGTTCGTCAAGAGACGGTCTTCCATTTGGGTTTTCTGGATCTGTTCCATTTTGCAAACAAATATAAACTTTAAAATCTTTATTTACGATAAAGTAGTTTGCAGAATATAAACTAGTGGCAAGTGATGGCTGAGATACTTTATCACGATTAATGTCATGCCTATACATGTCATAGGTAATACCAGATGTCCAGTTATTTTTTTTAACTGCAAATCTTACATTATCGGGATTAATTTTCTTTAATCCAACAATAGTGTCCCAATTATGATTTTCCTGGTCAAAATTATCTTTTGGTGCAGGAGGATCTTCATCCCAACTTCCCAAATAATCGTCGGGATTTGTTAATCCAACATAAGCATAATATGCATTATCGAGAGAAGTAATTTCTGTTACAAAATTCCTTGCATTCAATATTCTAAGTTGATCTGTTACGATTGCAGACATGATCGTTTATTTTCTAGTTATTTATTAGGGTTTACTGGACTCGATATGTAGCTGAGAATCTAATGGTAACAGCATTACCTAGATCAGTTCCAGCAACAGTCTGAGTCGCAGTTGTGGTTTGATGGTACAGATCAATAGTTGTAGTATTACTACTCATTGTGCCAAAGATAAATTGGTTTGATGCAGTGCTTGTCGCACCATTTACACTTACCATAGCATGTCCAGTACCAATAGGATTTGCTGAAGTGAATGGCATACCACCAATTTGAACACCACTTCCAGTTGCAGTTCCACCACTCAATACAAATGTACCAGTTACATAGAGAAGATTACCAACTCTCGTATAATATCCTTCTTGAGATGAATATGTTGGTGAAGTATATCCAGCAGCTGCTGTTGGAGTAAAACTTCCTTCTTCATAGTTATCAAATAACTCTGAAGTAACTGTTCCAGTTGAGTCTGCTGTTGCAGAGAAATCAATACCTCTACCATTTGATAGAACAACATCACCATTAGTTAATGTGCAACTTCCAGTGATATTAATATCACCAGTTCCAGTGATATCACTACCATTTAGATCTAAATCTCCACCTAATTGTGGTGAAGTATCTCCTAAGATATTTGTAGTGATGCCTGTTAGTGAGGAATAAGGATAACTGTTTGCATCAACCAAATTAAAGTTTGGAGATGCATCAGTGTCTCCAAGATTGAAAGTGAGTCCTCCAATACTAATGCTGGAGTTAGTTAATGCACCATTTGGTATATTAGTAAGTGATGCACCAGAACCTTCAAATGTGGTTGCAGTAACAACACCAGTTACATTGACTCCAGTTGCAGTTACAGTGACTGCAGAACCCACAGAAAGACCACTATCGGTAAAAGTACTTGCTGCACCAATTGTAGTGGAACTATAAAATGTAGAAATGCCAGTTACAGTGATTCCTGCACCAAGAACTGAAATACCATCTCTTGCAGTAATCAATCCGACAGAATCAATATTAGTTACATCTTCATATGTAAGAGTTCCACCAATAGATACATCTCCAGTAAAAGATGCTCCAGTGGCAGTGATAAATCCAACGGTAAGACCAGGATTTCCAGTTAATAAATTTGTACCATTTCCAAGAGCATTATAAATTTCTTGAAAATTATCATTAACCTTAACGGCACCTACAAGGAGAGAATCTCCAGTACCGTCATTTGGTGTAGTTCCAGTTGATATACCTTGTAGTGCCATTATGATAGACTGACTTTATGACTTATTTATAAGCAGACCACTTAATCTTGTTTTTGCAACGAATTTCCATATTTACAGAAATTCTCCATTCGTCTGTTGGAACAAAGTTTGGATCGTGGTGTAGATCTCCAGGAAAAATAATTAAATCATCATTTCTTGGTTGATAAAACTCCCATTTTCCAGAATCTGGATCATCCGTGAACATAATTGGTCCACATTCATGGCCATTATGCTTTGGAACATTTAAATAGTAGACAGAATTAATAGTGCATTCATGGACATGTGGATTAAATGCCCAATATTCATTATTTGTACAAAATGCCCAACACTTGTCACTATTGTCCGATTCATAATTTAGTTTACCAAACAACTCTTCCGATTTTTCGGCAAATTTTGAGTATAAAAGTGAAAATAACCCAGTTTGATCTACCTCAATTGGGCTATTTGATTTATATGCATTTGAATCTCTAATTAAGTGCTGTCTTCTGCTTGAAAGGACATCATTAATCATAAGTTTTTTATCACTTTCACCGATTTTTGCAAAATCGTGTAATATAATCACTGGTAACTTCATTTTATCAATATCAATATTGAGTATATAGTTTGGTTCTTAGAGGGAATGTTCTACGAATAAATGGTGAGGTAGAAATTCCAGCAAAACCACTTTCATGATAAGAAGTAAACTCTAGAGGTTGCTTTCTACTCTTAGTTGGATGCCAGTTAATTCTTCCCCAAGAGAAGTTTCCAAAGTAACCATTATCTTCACCCCCATTATCAAAAGTCAATACGGTAGAATCAAAAGTTTCTTGATCATTGTCAAATGTGCCAAGATTTTCTGCAAGATCAATTGGATATTCTACTAATGTAGTAACCTTAACGATATCAGTAACTCCAATTCCTGGAACAGACTCTGTAGTTCTATCAATATCATAAACTTGGAAGATATTATTGAACTTATCAGTAGAAATGCTCAGAGTATTTCCATCATTATAGAATGCAGTAATACCATTACCAACATTTGTTCTAGAAGCAGTAAAATAATAACTTGTTACAAGACCAGTGATGCCTGAAGTTGTCAAACCAGAATCATTAACTCCGAGATTTCTAACAACAGAATCATGTGGAATGTAAAGGCTTAATTCTAGTGCAGTAGAACCGACACCCACATTCGTATTAGCAACAGAAACAATAGTACCAAAATCTCCATCATATTGAACTTGTCTGATTGGTTCACGTGTAACTCTTGGTGGTTCAATATTTACATAAGGTGCGTTAGATCCAGTATAACCAGCACCATTATTGGTGACATTGATTACATTAATAGAACCATTGGCAATAGTACATTCAGCAGTTGCATTTGTACCACCAGGTGCTGGAGGTCCAATCGCAATTTGTGGTGCAAATGTATATCCAGTTCCAGGATTACTAATAGTAATACTTGTAATTGATCCTAAACCAGAAATAACAACTGTCGCAAATCCAACTTGTGTCACATCCTGAGATATAATTTGAATCTGTTGTAATTTTTTCTCAGCAAGGTTTTCTTTTTTATTATCAAAGAATGTCGCAGTTCCTTCTACCCAAGCAATAGTAGTATCGATACCTACTGGTTGAATTAGGTTTGTTGTTGGGAAGATGTATGGTTCATACAGTCTTCTATCTTTTCCTACATATTCACCGTTAATAAAGAGATCTTCAGTCTGCTTACATGCCATCAGTGGTCTTTCAATTGTTTCATCATTTAATCTTCCAATACCACTATATGGGTTTGTGAGAAGAATATCGGAAGATAGGATGTCTTCTACAGTTCTCTTATCCTCGGTTTGGAAAGCAACGTCGGACATAATCTTAACTTTATCACCAACTTCAATAGGTTCTACAATATCAACTTCTTCAACATCAACATCTCTAGTTCCTCTATAGAAAACAATTCTTGAAGTATACTCTTTAGGAATTGGTTCTGCAAAGATAATCAAACTACCACCTTTGAAGGTATATGCTTGATTTGGAACTTGTAAGATATCATTAATGAAGATTAGAAGAGTTGCAGATACATCAATATTACTACCAGGTCTTGCTCTAATTGAGAGTCTATCACCTTGGAAAGAAATTGGGAATACTCTTCTGATACCATCAAATTGATCATCTAAACTATCTAACTGTTGGAGTTGTCCAATTGCCCAAGAGTTAAATTCATCACTATGCGTTTCATTGACAGTAATTTGGAATTCGTCAAATGTCTTAGA